GTGGTTTGCATTCCACGGAAGCTATGCGAAGTGCAGGCACAGAATGTAACGCTACGAAACTTTTCATAGCTGATTCCACGTCTGAGTCGTTGGCGTTTAACAGGTTTTGGCGAACTATTGTTCGTATACCGTAATTTGGTTGGCCGAACACAGGTTCGTCGTATGTTTGAACGGTGCCACCCACCCTGTTGTAAACGCCCCTAGTGTAAAGAAGCTCGTTTCCGTAAGATGTCGTAATGTTCGTAAATTCGGGTTCTGTTGCCGCTGTTCCCGCGCCCGCTCCGAACGTCAACCCTGAAGCTGAACCCGTCGAATTTCGTTTCCTGTACGTTAAAACGTTGCCTTTATCAGCCGCCCCTACAGCCGCCCCGCCGGGGCTACCGTGAGCGCAGTAAATAGCGCCGTCCTCGGATTGTGCCAGCCTTTCCATGTACGCCACCGTCATTGTTTGAGCTACTGTCGCGCCTGCCATTGAAATAGTCGAAGTTTCTATGCTTCTTTCGTTCGGGTTAGACGCGTCAGGGCTACCCGGTTGCGCCGGATAGTTCACAGATGCAAGGTTGAGCATGTTCGTGAACCGTGTAGAACCGACTTCAGTAGAAAAAGTGTGGTTCGTTATCTCCGTTTTAGCTAATTTCGACAAACCGTCAAAAGCCTTAACAATCACCGTGGAATCTTTACTGTTCGGATACAGGGTGTCTACGTCCTCTATGCTTCCCCTGAAAATAGGAGTGTTGTTAGAAGCCGAATTGATGTTAACCGATACGCGTATTTCGGCGTTAATCCATTGCGCCGAACCGTAAGTACCGCCAGCTAACGGGCCGTAAACGTTGCCTGTGTTATCTAAAGAAACCCTGCATTGCCCAGCCCGGAAAGAATCTGTGGTGCGTTGCCTGCCTGTTTGAACGTTAATTCCGCGTACGTTAGCTGTAACGTCCCGCCAACCGCTGTTTAAATAGATTTGTACGTTCCAAGTGTCGGTAGCCATCAGATGAAATAAAGGTCGCTTAATCCGACTGAATTGTCTGTGAAGCCCTTAACTATAGCGGTTTGAACTTCGTCAGGCGTAACCGCTGGGGCGTTGATAGTCACGTTTACTGTGCTTCCATACTTTGCCCCGAAAGCCGCCGCCCTTGGGTCTAATAGTGTCGGCCCGGGTGTTCTTGGTAATTGGTTGCTAATAGTTTTGGTTGTTCCAGTAGTATCAGGTTGTTGTAACCCAGCAGTCGCGGCGGCGGCTAGTCTTTCAAATTCTTTTAATTCTGCGGCTATTTCAGAGTCGGTAGCGGCGGCACCTTGTCCGAAATTGGGATCTGCTAACATGGCGGCTTGTTCGTCATTTAAGCCAAGCGCTTTAGCTCTTATCCAAGCATCTGCGCTGTCTTGCGCGGCTTTTGAGCCTTGCGGGTTTAGTTCTTCAAACGACCTGCCTTCTAATTCAGGGATTACAAAATCTTCGCCGGACATTTCACGATTAAACGCTTCTACCCATGCCGCCGCCCATTCTTCGCCCATTTCTGCCGCCATTGTAGCTTTCAATTCTTCGACATCTCGAAGAATACTCGCCTGTCTTGCGGCGGTATCTATTCCGTCTTTAACGCCGAAATAAAACTTCATTCCCCAATTCGCTAACTTCGCGGCTAAACCGGGATCGGTTGCTTGATCTGCTAAATACCCTTCAAATGTTGTCGGGATAGAATTTTCTTTTTCTGCGTCATCCATTCCGTCAAGAACAGTATTGTAAAAGATTTTTCCAAATTCTTCTCCGAAATTTTCTAAAGACGGATCTTCGATCAAATCTTGTAAAGCTGGTAAAACGTGATCGTTAATTGCAGTAACGATGCTTAAAAACGCTGGTTGTAATTTCTCGCCGATACTCGCTTGTAAATCGTCCCAAGTAGCCGCTAAAAGTTTCTGCTGGTTCGCTAAACCGTCGCTGGTGCGTTGGAAATCGCCTTGTTGAACTTCTGTCTGTTCTAAAATCTCCGAATAAGCCGCTAAAGCTTTCGTTTGCGGTGTTAAAGCGTCCTTAGTGCTAGTTATTAGCCCTTTTTCTAACGCTTTCGCTTTCAACGTCGCCGCGTCAAGTAGGACACCAAACCGGCGTAAAGGCTCGTTTTCGCCTCTTAACCCTGCCGCTATCGCCGTTAATGTTTCTTCCGGGGAAGCGTTGTTGAATGATGCCATGTCAGCGGCAAGATCCACCAACTGCATAGACATTTTAGAGCCTTCTTCACCCGACATGCCCATAGCGTGAGTTAAAGCACCAAAATTGCCGACAGCTTCCAAAGCTTCCCGGCGTGAAATGCCAAGCGATTTCGTGGTTCTTTCAGACCATTTTTCGACAGCTACGGACGCTTCGCCAAACAAAACCTTGTTTTTAGACAGGGATTCTTCAATGTCGGCGGCTTTTTGTATCATCGGGCCAAGTGTCCGGGCGGCGGCTACAGCGGCAACACCTAAAGCCGCGAAAGCTATACCGCCCATTCTTAGACCCTTTGCGAGCCTGTCGGACATCAGCGTAGAGCCTTTAGAAACGCGTTTAAACGCTTTGTCTACTGAATCTGTTCTACCGACTATGTTAACTGTCAGCGTTCTTGTTGGTGAAGCCATCTAAAACCTTTTGCTTAATGCTTTTTCTATGTTTTTTGTGTACGTTTTTTTAATAAATTCGTGTTCGCGTTTTATAGTTGGGAACAGGACGTAACCGCCTTTTTTCCAAGCCGGAAACTGTCTAGTTGAACCATAGTATTTGCGCCCTTTTCCCGATTTTGTTTTGCCGTAAGTCCATGCGCCTTTTTTAATTTTACGTCCACCAAATTCGACACCGTAAACAATGTCGCCTGCATAAGGTGGATATCGGCTGGTTTCTCCCGCTGGACGTGTCTTACGTCCGTGCATATTTGGTCTAGTTACACGCTTGCCGCCCATTCGTATTTTCGGGACGCGCCCCTGAACTGCTTTAATTGACGGTCTAATAAGATCGTATTGCTGGGCGTGAAACACTCCCCTAGAACGGGAACGCATCTTTTTAACAACCTGATTCGCTATCGCTTTGTTGCCATTTTTAACCTGTTTTTGGACTTGTTTAGGCATACCGCGCATAGCTCGCTGTAATTCTTCCAAACCGAAAATTTCAATATCAGAATAAAGCGTACGTTTTAAACGCGAATCGCGTTGCAAAGATTTCTTAGCTGATGTCATCGCTTAGCCTTCGCTTGTTCCATAGCCTGCCTGCGGTTATCTATTTCAGCTTCAATAACACGCCACATGGCGTCCAACATTTCAGGTTCGCTCAATAACAACTCACGGGGGCTGATCCCCGTTTTAACAGCTAAAGCCGCTACATTTACTGTTACTGAGTTCCACCCAAAGGGGCTGAATTGTCGTCCTCGTTGACTATTTCAATGTCAGTAAGACCGTTAATCCAATCGTCGAACGGTTTAACAGCCGGCCCGTTGCCCATTAAAGCCGCTTTGTGTAAAGCGTCGTGAGCTACCCACGCAAGAAATTCAACGTGAACATCCTGCATTGCTTTACCCCAACCCATGCCCCACTTGCGCTCAAATGCGACTATGGTTGCAGGCCCGGCTGTTACTTGCCGTTCTTCTTCGTCGTGAACGACCCGAAGGTCGAACCGCATTCCTCTATTAGCCATTTTTTGACCCCTTTTCTGCTATTAGCTGGTTGCGCGTGTTATCGCCCCGGTTACTGGCCATGAAACGCTGAGTGTTGCCAAAGTGCCAACCTCTGCGGATATAGGCGTGTAACTGGTAACGATGCAATTACCCGCATAAGACGGGTTAGTAGCTGACACCGCGGCGTTGGTTGGTTTTAATAAAAACGCTGTGCTAGTTCCCACTAAACCGTTTAACGTCGCGTCGACTTCGCTGGATGCATAGTCTTGGTTAAATGTCATATTTAATGTTGCGTCGCCAAGCCCACCGATACGGGTTCTAACCGCGTCGCCAAAAGCTGTGGTTTCAACATCTTCGTATGCTATTTCCAACGAAGCTGACGTAATGTGGTCTGATAAGTCCACACTGTTGATAGTAATGGTGGCAGTTGCACCACCGATTAGTTCGGCCATTATTCAGCCACCTTTCCGGGCTTTAAATGCCCGCCTTCTATTAATTGTTGTTCCTGCTCATCGGTCATGACCGCTGAGAAGCTTTCACCCGGTGCGTGTCCCATAACATTATGGTTCCCTACCACCGTGTAATCTTTCTTTTTGCTCGCCATTACGCGTAAACCTCCACTTCAAATTCGATACCGAGATATTCGGTTTCATTAACTGATACATCGCCATATGTTGACGCTGACGTAACCTGACAATCTGAACAGTTGCCGCCTAGCGTTCTGTCGCCCTCAATGAGAGCGCGGACACTAGACGAACCGCTGACCATGCCGTCGATCAAATCTTGATTAGCTTTCACGTCGAAACGTTGCGCTAAAACAAGGATCGTGAACGAAAACCGTTCCAACCCGTTACCGAACGCCTGATGGTATTCCACGACAGGGCTTCCCGGCAGTACTATCGCACAAGGCGGGGAAACCGTGTCTGGTGCGGTGTCCGCTACCTGAATGAAAACCGTGCTGGTTTCCAAACGGGTTTTAAGTCCATCGCGTATAGCGGAATAGTTAGCCATTTAAGCCACCGCAGGTAGGGCGTAACGTAAAAGCATGGCGGCTATGTCCGGGTCTGATCGTGAAATACGAACCGGCCCGAAATCCCCGACACCTATTACCCCCATTGGGCTGGCTTTTCGGTTATACAAACGGCTTGAAAGCATTAAACAGGCTTGTTCCACAGGTTCAGGCAAACTAGCCCACCCCCATTTTGCTGTTACTTCCACGGAAGCTAAACCGTCGCCGTACACAGGGAATGTGTAGTCGCCTACAGCTCTGATGTTACGCAACGGGAAACCTTTAGCTACGTTGTTTAACGGTTCCATCTGGTAATCCGTCGATGCCCAAGTAGTGTCATACGTTCCATCGCCGCTGGTATCAGTTTTAATAACCAAGTCCGTTGTCGTGTGAATGTCGTCTACCACCGTGTAGTAGGGTTGCGCCCTGTATATTCGCGCCGTTGCCGACGTGTCAGTAGTAAAAACCCTTCCACACAGGTCGTCTATAGACGTGGTAGCCGCGTTGATCGCCAAATTAAGGAAATCGTCCTCGGTACTGCCTGAGATGCCTAAAGCGGATTTAAGTTCAGATAGGGCGACGTATCCCATTAGCTTTTCGTTGTTTTCTTAGCCGCTGGTTTTTTAGCGGCTGGTTTAGAAGCTTCTTTTTCGGGTTTTTGTATCCGTGCTGAAGCTTGTTTTTCCCATAGTGTTGACATGTTTTCTCCATTCTGTTCGTGATTACCACCGGATACCGGACGGGGTACCCGGTGGCAAACTCGCCCGTTAGGGGTCAAACGGGATTAGTTAATTCAGGTTAGAAAGTTGGTGTAACTAAACCGGTACCTGAAATCATGCTTATTGAAGCTGGATAGCGCCCGCCGATAAAGCAAGCGTATTGCCAAGCCACCATTTTGACGGTCAAATTGCCGCCTAGTGTTTGATCCATGCGAACCATTGAAGGCGCGCCGGGGCTTTCAAACAAGAGCATGTCGGCACGGCGTACCACGAAAATGTTATCTTCGTTGTTTCCGCTACCTGCGTCAGTTTGAATGTTTGCGTCAGTCACAATCGGAATACCTGCAACCTGCATGCCTGTTGAGCCGTAACCCGCTACCGGGCCTGTACCCATAGCGTTGCTTGGCACGTTTGCCTGTGGCAGTACCAATGGACGGCTTTGACCGTCTACAGCGGCAGCCATGAAAGCAGCTCTCCGTGGATGCATGATAATTAGATCCGGGCCAGCGAAACGGTTGCTGTTGATCTTCTGTATGGCATCAAGAAGCTTAGGGTAAAGCTCTGCGACTGTTGGACTTGCGTCCGTGTAAGTCACTGCGTTGATGCCTGTAATGTTTTTAAGACCAAGCAAAGTTCCTGAAGTTCCCGCACCGTTAATAATGCCATCATCCAAAGTAGTTGCTATAGCTCCTGAAAGGTCAGCCATGATAAGGCTGTCAATTCCGGTTCCACGATCTAAGGCTTGGCGGGAAATGTCCTGCTGTCCTGAAATCGTACGAACGTCAACTGTTAGCAAAGTATCGTCTATGTCTTGTTCGGATACTGCGCTGTTTTCTGTGGCTTGCGCGGCGGCAGTTGCCCCAGTAGTAACGCGGCTAATGTTAATAGTCATTCCGTCATTAGGAAGTGGAAGCGATGTGCAAAGGTTGGCAAATGGCCTTCCAGCGCGTGCAAGCTCCGCGGCAAGGTCAGTCAAGTACTGAGGTACAACCAAACCGGCGTAATTGCTGGTTGATCCGTCCCTGTATTCGACTTTCATTTCGTCGCTGTGACGTGAAATTCTAGCCTGTGCCTGCGGGTCGTGGTTCATCTGTGAATTATAAATATCACGGAAAAACGAAGTTGACGAATCTTGCGCGTATGTTAAAGGTTCTTCTTTAACGCGTACACGTAAAGCGTTTTCGTGGTCGCCTTCGTCGTCGTCGTCATCATCGCCGTGTGTTACCTCGGCGCGTAGTTTAGCGGCTTCCAAGTTAGCTACTTGAATGTCGCGTAATTCTGTTATTCGTGTGTCAAGTTTTTCGGCTTGTCCGTGAAGATCCGAAATGTTCGTTTCTTCACTTTCTGTAAGGTCGCGTGTTTCTTCAGCGGCAGTGTCGAGAATACCATTCATGGTTTCCGCAACGTCTGCGCGTTCTGAAACAAGCTGATCTAGGAGTTTCATAATTGCCTTTCGTTTGTGCTTATGTTTTCACCGGGTGAATACTTCGGGTGTCAGCACGACTGACGGCGCGAATCGGCGCGGTGTTTTAAATATAGCAGTTTAAGTGTTTAGATTGTTGGTATTAATAGTTTTGCCCGCCATAGAGATAATCTAGGGGCGGTTTCTTCGTCGTCAGGGTCAAAATCCCTGACAGCTAAAACTTTTGCGTTGTCGTACGCTGGTACTTCTGAGATTAAGCCCACATGATGCAATTTGACTTCCTGTCTTTGGATCATTGGTCGCCCGTCGCCTGTTTCGCTTCTCCTGTCGCGTACTGGTACGAAACCCACGCTGAAGCTGTGCATAACCCCATCACGTGTCAACTGCAGGGCTTCTTCGCCGCGTGACGTTTTCGATATTAGAAACTCTGCGTATAAACCGTCGCTGGTTTCCTCCATTCGCGTTGCGCGCCCTAACGGCATCGCGTCGCGCCGGTGCGCTTCTAATAGTGGGACTTTCTCGCCTCGTTCGCTGATCGTTTTAGCAAACGACCCCGGTAGGAAAGATTCAACAAATTCGCCTGCGTCGTATGACGAACCGAAAGGGGCGGCTATACCGCAAACCCTCCGGCCTTCCTGCGTTTCGCGTATCT